CTAATAATCCAGTACCACCAACACCAATAATTCCGATAGAATTTTCACATGCTTTATCCAATGCACAGAATCAAGTATCAACAGTAGAACATGCTCCTGCTTATACAGAGGAACAAACTGTAACAACAGAGCCAACTAAGAAAGGTGTTGAAATTGATGAAGACGGAGACGGTGTAGCAGATGGTTTAGATTATGACGGAGATGGAACAATCGATGAATATTTTCCGCATCGCTATTGCCAACACGTTTGGGGAGACGCAAATAATGATGGACAGGAAGAGTGTCAAATCTGCGGATTGCTTAGAGAAAACTCAGGAGAGTAATCTCTTGTAAAATAATATAATAGCACGACTATGAAATTCAAACAATGGATTATCGATCTTTTTAAAGACGAAAGAGGATCCACCTCTATTAAACCTGTAATTGCATTTGTTGGAGCATTATTCCTTTGCGGAACTATGCTAGCAAATTCTTTTTCACATGCTGATTTTGCGCCTTCACCGGAATTAGTAAATGCAGTAATGCTTATCACTGCTATCGGAATGGGTGCAGATACTTTGGATAAGTTCTCGCACAAGAAGAAAGATGATTCTTCAGAGTCTTAATTCAAAAGAAAGAAAGGGCGGAAACACGACTCCGCTCTTTCTTAAATTAATATAATAAAAAACATGAAAACATTAACGTTAGACAGAATAAGCGATTCAATGATCAAAGGGTTCTTATACTTATGTGTGGCATGGACAGTTTGCGCATTGGCGTTCCAATTATTTTTTGTTTATCTGGAAGTTACAGGTCAGCAAGAAAGAACACTAAGAATATCAAATCACCTTACATGGAAATTTGATGGTAATTTTAAAAATACCCCAGGCAATATCTTTTACGAAGGACCTGTAAAATAAAAAAATATTAAGGATGAAAGGACTTGTACTTATACCAGCATTCCTAGTAAGTTGTTTAATTTCAGAAAATGCAATTGGGCAAACTATAGGAAAAACAAAGACTGAAGATTTCAAAGCTGACTTTGAAAAGAAAGCAGACATTTCTCAGTACCTAGATTATGAAGGACCTAAAAAGAACATCCAATTGTTAAAGTGCGGTATTAACGACGAGACTTACGAAGCATATCCGGAATTAAAGGAAAAAAGAGTAGGACTTGGTGTAACTAATATCGTATTAGAATACCTAGACAATCTAAATCGTTTTGAATTTACAGAAGATAAAACTGAAATTAAAAACAGGATGGTTAAGCAATTTCAGGCATCACAGTCAGGTATTTCTGAAAACAAATTAGATGGCAGAGGAAAAATAAAACTCGCTGAATATTTTGTTGAAATTGAGTGTTATGATTATTCTGTTTCTGAAGATGAAACAGTAAATCTTAAAGACGGAGTAAAGAATTTATTAGTTACCCGTATTGGTTTACAAGTTAGATTTACTAATGCTGAAACAGGAGCTATTATAGCTGCTTCTGGATTGGGAGAAGCTAAGACGACAAGAGAATTAACATTTGTCTCTGATGCAACCGTTGATCCAGTTAAATTTAATCAGTCAACAATTAGTATAGCAACTAAAAAAGCTTTGGATATAGCTTGCGCTAATATTCTTGGCAAGATGGTAAAGAAGGGGGTTTTCACAGAGTAAGTGTTTAAGACTATTCTTTAGTTACACGACCTAAAGTAAAGTATTAAAATGAATTTAAAAAGAAAAGGAATTGTATTCCTTCAAATGGCTATGTTGTCTCTTTCTTTAGTTGCATTCACCGGATGTAAGAATTCTAAAGAGCAGAAAGATAAACAGATAATAGAAAGTATTAAGCCTGAGGCTATCCATGATACTCTTTTATTAGAACAGGATACACTTTACGTGGAAATTCCGGTTCCTTATACTGTTATCAAAGATTCAATTATTTACGTCAATAATCCAGTAGACACCTTTGCAATATTAAAAATGTTTGCAGAGAAAAAAATATTCAGGGACACCCTAAGATTTGATTATGGCTATATAGCTATTACGGATAGTGTTTCTGGAGGATCTATTGTTTCTAGAAACTTTATACCCAAATTCAAAATTCCCACGAAGGAAAGAATCCAAACAGTGAAGGAAGATCCCACCTCTAATTTTTATCTAGGACTTAATGGTGGATTTGATAGACCAAACTATGTTTATTCTTTAGGAACATCCTTACTTTATCAAACTCCGGGCAAAAAAATCTATGAAATAGGAATAGGAGTATGGAACAGAACAGAAGACGGAATATATGGTCAATTCGTTCCGTATATTCACGGAGGAGTTTTCTGGAAACTTAATTTAAAGACCAAAAAGAAGTAGAATTACTCTTCAATGTATGCGGCGGGTAGGGAATGGAATTTTTCCCGGGTTTGGTACTATAGTTTAAAAAACGTATGAGGATCGTATCAAACCCAACCCGCTGTATTTTATTCTTCGACGTCGATTGCGACGACAAAAAAATCAACGTAGAATTAGAGCAGGACATCCCAACAAATGATGTCAAAGTTAAAATCTTTTATGAGGGAGTTCAAATTACAGATCAGAACCTTGTTTCTGTAATAACTGATTATATGCTTCAGAAATATATAATCACGTATGACGATTCAGAAGACCCTGCTGATTCACAGCCGGTACAAAATCCCCCAAAATCAACAGGCTCTCGATTAGATCCCGCAATATAATTTGGCTCTATGGTAAAGGAATATGAGAATTTTATAACTGAAGAGGAATGTCAGTTTATGATAGAAGCTGCGCAAAAGCAGTTTATGAGAACAACAACTCTTGGAAAAGAAATAGAAGGATACCGTGTGGCTGATGGTGCATGGCTGAATGACAGTTCTGAGATTGTTAAAAATTATAGAAAAAAAGTATCAGAAATCTCTGGATTTCCTACAGAGAATATGGAGTTGATCCATATTGTCAAATATGAAGTAGGAGGGGAATATAAATCTCATCACGATTTTTTCCATCCGGGGGAGGGATATTATGATAATGAAATGAAAAGAGGTGGTCAAAGATCCAAGACCGCTCTTGTTTATTTAAACGAGGATTTCACTGGGGGTGAAACCGAATTTCCAAAAGTCAATATTAGAATACAACCACAGAAAAGAAAATTAGTTCTATGGGACAACTCCTTTGAAGATGGAAGTCCTGATTATGACAGTCTTCATGCGGGATTGCCTGTTATTTCGGGGACAAAGTATATCGCGGTTATTTGGATAAGGTTTGGGAAATTCGTCTAAAACATTTTTTATTACGCGTTCTTGATTTTATATTTGTAAAAACTAAAAGAATTGGCCCACGATATAATTGCAAAATGTAAAAGATCCGGAGAAAGAATCTCATTCATTTCTATCGGTGCATTCAACCAAGGTAAATCCTGGATACTGTATGAGTCATTAAATTGCTCAGATTTTAATTCAGGGGTATCAGGAAACGGTGGATGTATCGTTTTATCAGAGAATGAACTTAAAATCTCTCTTTCTAAATTCAACTATCTGAAGGGAGAACCTGTTGACGATATAAGATATACTGTGGAATCATCTCCCCCCTGCAAAAATACAAGAGGCATTTTTAATAGAGTATTAAAGGCAATCGGATCAAAATCCAGGCAAGAAGATATTAGAATAAATCTTGATACTGAGGCTTTGTCTGATGTTCAAAGATTTTTAGAGTCTCTCCAAGGAAATGGTGACGTCATAATACAGTTTGCTTAAAACCTTGATTTTTTTTATCTTTTTTGAAACCTTTTTGAATTTTGGGTCTATAATATGTGTATATTAATTATTTAAAAACCTAAATTTCAAAAAAATGTCAAATTCAAAAAACACTGCTAAAAGCAAAAAGGCAACAACAAATCCCCGTTCTAAGTCAGTAATGCAAATGACTGCTGGTGGTAGAAAGCTAAAGAAATATAGCTCTATCCGCGAGGCAGGATTAACAACAGGTGTAGATCCTAGCAGCATCTCTAAAGTTACTCGTGGAGTACTTCAAAGTGCTGGTGGTTTCCGTTGGCAGACTGTCTAAGACTTCTAAATTATCGAAAGGACTCCTTTTTTAAAGGGGTCCTTTTTTGTTTATCATTAAATTTGCTAAATGATCTTCGATTTTTACGAAAATTTTTCATCTCTATATCCTTTAAGGAAAGAAGAACTTTTATGGCCAGATAGAGAAAAATTTGGGTACTATTGGGACTTTGAAGATTTTCTAGTGGAAAATGAGAAGGGGAAGGGTCTGGTCTTACAGGGGTTTATGATTTCTACTGAGGAGGACCTTTCTGGTTTTATAGAAAGATTTGATAGAGCATTTTTAAGATTCTCCATCGGGTCCATCATTAAAAATGCATTTTTCGATCTTGCTTTATGGGACGAGGATCTAAAGAAGAGTGTGGAACGAAAAGCTGTTGACGAAATTAAATCTGATTTTTCAGGTAGGATAGATAAAAGAGACGATTTTTTATTGTCTTTAAAAAGTTCTTTGAAAGAAGGTAATATTTGGATAGCTACGAATAGCTATTGGAGTATTTTAGTTAAAAGGGATATTGAAAGTTTTTGGGGGAACGGGGTTGAAATCAAAACACTTCCTGACGATTTTTCGATCATGAATAGAAAGGACGTCTGGGAAGAAGTGGATTTACTAGGCCCCCTAAATTTTGAGACTGAAATGGCTTGGCAGGATCTTTCTTTTTCATATCCTAATTTGGTTAAGTATATAGATGAAGAAATCAGGCAAAAATCGGGGGTAGATTTTCTCGATCAATGTCACGATTTCGGTCTAATCTAAGACTATGGATGATATTAGGTAAAACCCCGGGGATAAATGTTATATTTCCCTTTTATGAAATTTACTCGGAGGAAAATCCATTAGACATCAAGGAATTATTTAACAATCCCGAAAGGGAGAAGCACGGATACTTATGGAAGGATCTCTACCCTTCTATCGTTAAACAAACCTCAAGACAAAAATATCACAGAAAACCTTTTATTGGAATTTACGTTTCCAGCTATGAGGAAGCAGCCATTTGTATAAGTCTTTTTAATCGGTATTTTTATCTTTCCCTCATCTCAAGATTTGACTGGTTTTTGAATTCCTTTTCTCAAAATGGAATATATCACAGAAAGATGGTGGAATCTGGGTATGATAGGGATGAAATAATATGGACAGGCTTTTATGAGTACTTAAAAGACTGCTTCAATTACTATTATGTTCCTTTTAAAAGATTTTTAGCATCCAAAAGACCTGATAAATGCTGGGTTTCCTTCGACCCCCAGCCTTTATCTCCAAAAGATCCGGTTTATTCGGATTTTCTGTGCGGGCTTCCCTCTGTTGAGGTTTTATCCTATTATGGACATCAAATCAACTTCACGACAGAACATTGGGAATCTGCAATAAAAGAAGGACCTCTCGAGCACCCCGAAATCCCTATCTTAAAGGATTTCATAGATTATTTCCCAGGAACTGTAAAATACATTCCTGAGCACATCTTTGAAAAAATTGATATAGGAAGCCTCAGAGAGTTAAAAGATTTCGGACTTATATAAATTAAAGAATGGAAGAGAATGAAATTAAAGAAACACAGGTTTCTTCAGAGATTGAAACGACTGAAAGAGGGAAGATTACAGATCTTGATGTAGCTAAGAAAATGCTAAATCTTAAGCAGAGTGCAGATTCTAGAAACATCAAATTTGATTTGTCATTTCTTGTCCTAAAAAATCTGATGGAACAAAAGAAGTGTTTCTATACTGGGAGGGTTTTTGACGGCAAGGGTGACTATGCATTGAGTATAGACAGAATTGACAATAAAATAGGATACATTGATGGGAATGTTGTTGCTTGCACTGTTGAAATAAACCGTAAGAAAACAGACATCACGATAGAAGAAATTGAGATGATTTATAAAGCGATAAAGAAAACTAAAAAGATTTCAACTGAATCTGTAGAATAATAAATTATGAACACCTCGGATATTAATCTAAGAAATGCTAGGGCCATAGTAAGTTGGTGCTCCCACAATTTGGGGAAATCTAAATGCCGTAACAATTCTAAATTATCCGTTTCGATTTCAAGAAAAATCAATTGTAAAGGACTTTACGAGGAGGATGACGAGGACAGTAAGATCTACATTAATCCAGACAGACATAGGAGTTTTAATGAGTTTATAGACACTGTAATACATGAATACACGCATTTTTTACAGGGTCTTAGATTCTATGACCAAATCCTGGAGATAACTGGATACGATAAACATCCTATGGAGCATTCCTCCAATCTGGTAGCTGACATCCTTAAGAAGAAGTGCAGGAAGGATCTTTTTTCAAATTAGGGAAAAATCCCGTACATTTACAAGGTAAACATCGGATTTAGGGGATGGACCCCGTTAAAAAACAAAACAAAATGGACGGAAAAAGATGGACCAAGGACAAAGAAGATTTTTTAATTGCGAATTATCAAAGATTATCATTCAAGGAGCTTTCTGAGGCTTTAGAAAGAAGTATAGAAGGGATAAGATCTAAGCTTAAGAGAATGGATTTATCCAAGGACCCAATAAACAAGAAGGATGGTAGAAACAACTTAATATTAAAGCCATTGGTTGGAAAATTATCGGTTCCTGCTAAGGTTTATAAAAGAAAACCTAAGGTTTTTGAATCCAAACCCACTGTTGAGATGCTAGCGGTTCATATCGACAGAAAAACCACAATTTATATAAAAAGGGGAGAGAATCCAGAAACTGCCAAGCTAAACTACTTTAAAAAGAGAGAAGAATATTTATTATCTAAAAAATAAAGCTATGCCTTTTAATTTTATTAAATACGGAAAAAAAAGAATCAACCTAGATCAGGTTGCTTTTATGATCGAGAAAGAATTTAGAAGAATGTCAGATTCCCCGTCAGGAGAATATAAAGACATCTATGCTTTAGACTTTATGTCAAACGGAAAACATTTGATTTCTGTTGACTTTGAATCTGAAAAAGACAGGAAGAAATTTTTGGAAAAGATCGATAAAATAATCGGGCCCGAATCGATCACTGTCTAGTGAAACTAAATCTGATTCTTGTGTATAATGATTACGTAAGAATCAAATTGAAAAGATCCATCCACTATGAAACCTACCCATCTTCGGTCTCTGATGTTACCGAAAGACTTTTAGAAGGGCTAGAAGAAGCTGAATTCTTTGAAAAAGAAGGAGCAGATTATGAAGTTACATTTAAAAGATTTGCAGATTTTTTCCTTACCCGTTGGGTTAATGGAGAAGATATGGAGGATTTTCCAGAAGAAGAATTTAGCGATATCCTTAATCGATCTATTATAGAATCAGATATTAAGAGATTAAGCGACAGAAAATTATTAGATTGTATAGAAGACGAAAAGGGTGAAACCTTATATTTTGTTACAGAGGAAGGCAAAAAAGAAATGGAAAGACTAAAATCAAAATAGATTAGTCAAATTTTCCAAACACTTTTTCTATTTCTTCCCTTAATGTCTCGTCGATTAGGATAAAGTCATACTCTCCAGTTTCGTAATCCTCAAGTCCTTCTCCGTATTCAAGGTAATTAGTATTATCGTTAACATACTCCTCTACCACCTCATCATCAAATTCGAAAGCTTCGGTATTACGGGTTAATGATTTCCCGTCTTCGTCCCATTCATAATAACCAGGGAGCCAGGCATAATCATAAAAATCTGAAGGATCTTTGTCTTCGTAGTAAAAAAAGTAAAGTTTTTTAGTGATAACGTTGGTCAATACGGCTGCTGAACTCTTCCAGTTTTTAATTACTTTAAACATTTTGTGTTTAGCAGTTTTATAGGGTTCTACCTCCTTGGTTGTGTCGTCCTCTTCATAAGAACCGTAATAGTTCTCCTTGATGTGGGTAAAATCTTTAAATTTTTTAATCCTCATACCTCTATTTATCCCGAAATAAAAATGAATCCTACGTCTATATAAATAAAAGTAAGGATGAATAATTTAACTTGGTCTGGGAACAACCCAACAAAAAAGACAGAAACACAAAAGGATGAGAACAAAGCAAAGAAGAAGGTAGATTTTAAAAAGGAACTACTGGATTTAGAAAAGGTTCTTGAGAGGGTGAAAGAGAAATATGAACTTCGCCCAACTAACCCTGTTTCTAGTGCTATTGTTAATTTAAATTCTTCTATAGAAGGCCTTAAAAAAGAGGTAGAGAATATGAAATACCTAGATGGTAAAGGAAGTGATAACTGAGAGTGATCTAAAGGCAATGTCCCTCAAATTTGTAAAAGAAAGATTCGGATATTGTAATTTAATGGAAGCTTCAAATTCTGGAATAGATCTTAAAAGTCACAGGATTTCTTTCGAAGCAGGAATAGTGATTCTCCTATTGTCTTCAGGATATGTTAAGGAAGGTAAAAAATATATTTTAAAGGATGGAAAAGAAAATAACTCCGCTGAATAAGGAAGAACTGCTGTCTTATCTAAATCATGGATATATGACGGTAGGAGCTCTTAAAAAATTCATAGAAAAACACGAAGTTCCTGACGATGCTTTGGTAGTTGTGCAGAGGGTAGAAGATTTTTATTACGAGGATCATGACTGGAAGGTTTATCTCAAGGAAGCAGAGCATTCAAACTGGATGAAATCGTATAACGATGCTTTAGATAAAGGGGAATTTGACGACAAAGAGAAATATCCAGATTTCAAAGATGAGATGAGAAAGAAATTCACAGAAGAGCAGATAATCGAAGCTAGTTCTCAGTATCATCCTGCTTGGTGTCCAGTTCTCTACGAGGACGACGGAAAAGAGATTCTCTTTTTAGATCTACATTATTAATTATGAGAGGTAGAAAAATTTGCATAATCATACCTTCTAGAATGGGCAGTTCTAGATTTCCCAATAAACCTTTGGAAGATATTGGGGGGAAATCCATGATAAGAAGGGTATATGAAAAATGCACAGAATCCGTAGCAGATTCTGTAATAGTATCAACAGAGGATAAATCGATATACAACCATGTAACCGAATTTGGGAATTGTTATATGACACCCAAGTTTGATAATGGGACTCTCCGTGTATGTCACACCGCATTAGAAATGTCCGGAGATTTTGATTACATAATAAATGTCCAGGGTGACGAACCTTTTATCGACCCGAGTTTTTTAGACAGACTAATAAATCAATTGATTTTCTTCAGAGGAGGTACAATAATAACAGGTGCAACCGAATTAAAAGATGAGGACATGTTAAACAGATCTTCGGTAAAAATGATAACTGATATAAATGACGATGTGATATCTTTTACAAGATCTCCCTTCTTTGGAAAAAATGAGAACATATTTAAACACGTTGGAATATACGGATTTCATAAGTCAGATATTGCAGAGATATCAAAGTTGAATCCCTCTCCTGGATCCACTGCTGAGCAATTAGAACAGATTAGATGGATGGAGGCAGGATATAGAATGAAATACACACTTTCTTACAAGGAAACAATTGCTATCGATACACCAGAAGATTTAATAAGGGCCAAAGATCTAATGATTAAGGAAAAAATGTCTTAAATTGGATCAATAATCAGATAAATATAGTTATGAAAATCTATATCGACCTAGATGGAACGGTGTGTGATTTGAACTCAGCAGTTCATCGATTTAGAGAGAATAATAAGAATCTTCACTCAGAAGATGTTAAGTTTAAATATCCCTGGTCAGAGCCAGGATTTTTTTTGAATCTAGATCCTCTTCCCCTTTCTATACAATCAGTTAATGAATTAGCATCTAAATACGATGTTTGGTTTTTAAGTAGACCTTCATTTAAAAACACACACTCTTATACAGAAAAAGCAGAATGGGTTAAATCTCATTTTGGATATGAAATGCAGAAGAAATTAATTCTATGTGGTGACAAATCCCTCTTAAAAGGAAGAATTCTTATTGATGACCAAGACAATGCGAATCAAAGAATGTTCGAAGGAATCTGGATTCCTATTTTTAGTGAATCTTTCCCGACCTGGGAATCTGCTCTTATGAGGGTGGAAGAAATATCGGGTCTTGGGATAAATACATTATGATAAGTACCAGATGGCAAGGATGATCAGAAGATTTAATAAAGGGGAGGAAGAAACCCCAATTGATGCTATAATGGAGGTCAAGGATCCCGAAATGATTTATGAAATCGTAAGAGGGATTTTTTATGGAATAGCTAAGGGGTTGGAGGAAGTGGATTTATTCGAGGTTCAGGTAGGAGATGAAAATAAGGTTTTTTCGGTTTCGCGGGATCAATGGGAAAAAGCTCTTAATAAATGCCTGGAAGGAATGATAGAAATAGAGGATTATGAAACATGTTCCGAGATAAAAAAGGCTTTATCTATTGTGTCTAGAAATATATAGAACTATGAAGCATCTACAGATATACGAAAATTTTGAACAGCCATTCAATCCAAATTATAATCCTAAGGAGTATAAGATCTTAAATCCTGGACAAATCCAGCATTACAGACAGGTTTTTAGACTAAGACCCGCTAGAGAGGTTGATTATGTGTTTAAGGTTCTAGACTCGATCGAAAAGAAAGGCGGAAAGACCTCTTTGAAACAATGGAACGTCATTCAGAGAACATATCACGGAGGAAATTATCCAGTTAACTATTAATGAGACATCTTTTTGAATATTACGAGTTCGATAATCTTTCTGACAAAGCACAAAAAAATGCTATTGAAAGGGTAAGATCTGAGATGTATAATGGTAATTGGTCCTCTGATATGAGCTGGGTAATAGATGACGATGCCCTTTTCGAGCCAGCTCAAACTGAAATGATGGAATTATTTGGACCGGATTATATTTTAAATAACGGTGGTAATCTAATGATTGGAAACACCAGAAAGAATATTTCGCTGGTCGGGAAGGATGATCCCAATTATTACATACACTGTGCAGATGCTTTGGATGTTACCAACGATAATCTATTTTTAAGATGGCTTGGTATTCCTAATAGATTCAGAAAGTTTATATATTATTCATTCAAGGATTCGGGAAGGTATGGAAATACCACTATAGAATTTGAAATAGACGACGAAGAATCAATGATAGAGAAATTTGGCTCAGAATCTGTCGGCGAAATAGAAGAGTATTTTGAATCCGCAGAAAAAAAATTCGAATCCCATATAGATTGGGTCCTTACTAATGCATCAGATTCTTATGATGATCAATTTACAAACGACGGCGTAATTAATGCCATAGAGTCAAACGGTATAGTATTCCACGAGGACGGGGAGATCGACGAAGAGAATACATAATTTCATTTCAAATAGCCGAGAAATTATTTTATATTTGTTAGTATAAAATGTAAAATATTAATTTTTGGTACAAGAAGAAGTAAGTTTTAGAAGATTAAGAGAAAAGGAAAATCGCTTTTTCTCAACATCTACTCGAGACTATAGTCCATTAAAAATAGACTTAAATAAATACACGAAAGAAATAGTAGAATTTTCCCACGAGTCCTGTTGGGGGGAGGGCCACTTTAGAGGTGATGGTAGAGACAAATCAACAATTTTTAAGAATTCAACACTTGGAAAATTTGGAGAGTTTGCACTCTATGAATTCTTTTTAAGAGAGGGATATCAACCCTCCCGACCTGATATGAAAATTAAGAAAAAAGGAGAATGGGACGACGGGGATCTTGATTTAGGTAAAATGAAATTTCAAATAAAATCCACTTTTTCATTCGGAAATTTATTGATGCTTAAAAAGAGTGACTATGATTCCATGGGAAGATATATTCATGGAAATGATGGAAACCCAATAACATATGATGCTTTCTTTCTTTGTAGAATGAAACCAACTCTAGATATTTTAGAGATAGGAGGAAATACAGATCCTGGGATCGAGACACTAAAGCAAAAATTAGAAAATGTCAATTTCAGAATGGACATCGCAGGATATATTAAACTAGAGGATTTTTTAAAAATAATTTCTACTGATATGCATATCCCTAAAGGGTCATATATCGGAAACGGAAAGAGAGAATTACAGGAAGATTTATACTACTGCCAATCGGGAGATTTAAGATCCATCAAGACAATAAGAAGTAAGAAAAAATGATCGATATAATTATTCTTAGTTATTCTGCAAACGAGATTCTAAAAAAACAAACAGAGGATTGCTTGAAATCTCTTTTTGAATCGGAGGACAGCGCTAAAGAAATATTCAATGTTATAGTTTTAGAATCCCAGGAAGGAGTATCTTGGGATGAATATCCAAACACAAAAACATATGATCCCCCTAAACCATACGGGTATCATAAGTTTATGAATTATGGAAGAAAACTCGGATCTAGTGAATATGTTTGTTTATGCAACAACGACCTAATCTTTGGTAAAAATTGGGCTTCTGAAATTTTAACCTTTGCGAGAAGACATCCTGAAATTTCATCATTTTCCCCATTGTGTCCAAAAACACAACCTCTTTATGGAATTCAAGAAAATAGTGGATATCATATTGGAAATCAAATAAGAAAACATATCTCAGGATGGTGTATATTTCAGAGAAGAAGCATTTATGAAATCATAGGGGATCTTGACGAAAGATTTACTCACTGGTTTTCCGATAACGATTACGCATTAACCCTACACGCAAACCATTTACCTCACTGTTTGGTTTCTTCCTCTATAGTGGAACATCACGATAAGAATATCGGTAAAACAGGACCAATTGTTTTATCTGAGCTTGAAATGTACCATGCAACATCAGGGAGTCAGGGAATTTTTATCGAAAAATGGAAGGATATGTTCCGCTGATTAAATATATAATCAGATGGAAAACTTAAAATCTTACAAAAAATTCATTCTTAATGAGGGTCTTTTAGATAAACTTCTCGGAAGAGAAGAATCAAGCCCCTCTGTTCTACCAGTAGAATCTCAGTTTAAAGAGGTTTCTACCCAGTCTCTGGTTGATGAACTGGCTAAAAAGATTAACAGCTCAGACGATTCCCCAGTTTACGTTTTTACCCAAATAGAGACAGATCAAGATCTATATGTTTCGGCAGAACTTTTTAGTGAAGCTAAAAGAATTGGATTTGAAACAGAAAAAAGAGGCACCATGTACACAACAGGTGGAAGATATTCATATTCAGTTTTAGATTGCTCCCTTATGCAATCTTTTGATGCTGAAAGGATAAAGTATGATCTCTCAGGAATACTTAAAAAGAATGGATCTGAAGGAATAAAAACAATCATAGAATTTGCAAACATTTCCTCTCTAGTTAAGGAGCAAATTTCGGAAATTTGTGATTTTATATCCTCTAGGCAGATTTCAGATTACATGTTAAAAGGAGGAGATTTTTTCATCATGTCTGACAATAGCAACAATCAAAAAGGAGGAAAAGATTTTTCACAAAACATCACATCGTTCTTCCCTAAAATCCAGATCGAAAAATTTAAGCACATTTTTTCTCCAAAGGATGAAAATCCAGCATAGGCTAGAACTATAATTAGTACCTAGTTTTTATGTCTAAGAAGTTTAAAATATCTTTCAGAATATCACCGTTCCAAGAATTTGAGGAAGGATCCCTGGTAACTTATCGGAATGAAAATCTATTGGAATATCTGAAAGAAATCTTATATTCAAGATCTAATTTTTTTTATATAGAATCATGTGATTGGGATTCTTATCATTGTAAAATATCTAATGGAATAGACTCATTATCAACAACTCCTGATCAATTAATAGAAATTGTTGCATATGCTGAGGAGGTTTTAGAATCTGGAATTAATATCTCATATGGACAGAATAGGTTGGAAAATGTTATAAGATGGCAGGAGAGTTTTAACAATCAGGAATCCTACATCTTGGAAGATCAGAAGATGGGAATTTTTTTAGAAGATAGTATTTTCAAAAATGATAGTTTTAGCTTGGTCGAGCAGACAACTAGAATAAACATGGCTTTAAAATCTTACAAAACAGTAAGATTCCTAGAAAGTAAAATCCCAGACATTCTCTAGGATAAATAACACGGAGATTATTCTCTGAATATAAACAAGAAAAATGAATCAATTAGACAATGAAAATTTCTTTGAGACGATCAAATCCTCCAACAAATGTGTGGTTGATTTTTTTGCAGAATGGTGTGGTCCATGTAAAGCTATGCATCCAATCTTAGAGAGTGCAGATAAAGAAATGGGAGAAGGAAAAATTTTTAAAGTAAATATAGAGGAAAATCCAGAATTAGCAGAAAAGCTTGAAATTAGATCTATTCCAACTTTTATCTTTTACGAAGGTGGAAAAGAGATCTCGAGAAAGAGTGGAATGGTTTCTAAGAACTTTTTAATAGAATCCTTATCATGATAGGACCCAGAAGCATTGAAAAATCTAAAATAGTTTTTTGAAACATTTTTATTTGTCGCGAAACTATTTTATATTTGCGATATATAACAACCAAAGATCTTTAAAATATTGGTGATTTGATTTCGAAGCGGCAGATTTGGATACTTCAAACTATACAAATAAGCAACGGATTGGGCTTCAACGTCCAATCTAAAAAAAGAGAGATTCCCTCCCACCGGGTAATACTCACCCAGACGCTAGGCGACTGGAGCAATTGAACGGGTATTTCCAGTAGAAACTGGGGTGTCAGAGACCATAAGGCTGGAGATTCGCTTCCTTAAGGAGCAAACCCAAACTGGGTATTCTCGAAACAAAAAACCAAATTTAAAAATACTATCCGACGCGGGATAGGGAGTTACTTCAAACTGGAAAACGAAAAAACACTCCCTCTCAATATTCTCGGTAAGTTTCTTTATACTAGACAATGTATTATGGAGAGGCCTATCGAGAACCGATAAGGCCTTTTTTATTTTATAACCATAACAAAATATCAATTATGTCTAGATTATCCGAATATTCAGTAAAAGAAACATCAGCTATAAGAAAGCATGAGAATGCTGTAGTTGAAAATTTTATGGGTGGCAATTCTTACACCCTTAGTCCATTACAAGCTCTTAAAATTGTAGCTGCTAGCTCTATCTTTGGAGAGCCTCAATACTACAGAGATGGTTTAAATACTTCTAAGACGATAAGCAACCATTCTACACTTTTGGAATATTCCATTCTCAAGGATTTATTCAAAGACAATACCACCGCTGTAGACGTGTTTACGAGCTCTATTGATCGTGCCTTAGATTATGACTTCAAAGGAACTTTAGACTTAGCTACGGAGCTAAGAACTGTGTTTTACATGAGGTTAAATCCTTCTGTTATTTTTGTTCGTGCTTCTATGCACCCAGGAAGGGCAGAGTTCAATGAAAAGCACCCCGGATACATGAAAAACGTGGGTAAATCCATTGCTTCTCGTCCGGATGATTTGACCAATCAATTTGATTATTTCATGTTTTTGAACAAGTCTAAAAACAAGTTAAGTTCTTTGATCAAAAGAACATGGGCTGAAAAATTGCAGGAATATTCCAGGTATCAATTAAACAAATACAAAGGGAAAAAACTAATTGATCTGGTTAGAATTTCTCATGCTTTTAGTCAGGATATTGACGAGCTAATGAAGACCGGAACATTAAAGGTAGAGGAAAGTGAAAGAACTTGGGAGAATTTAAAATCCGAGGGAAAGACCTGGATTGAAATTTTAGAAAAAATTGAAATTCCACACATGGCTCTTTTAAGAAATCTGAGAGGAATTTTCACTGAGATCAATGATGCAGAGGCTGCTAAAAGTGTATCAGAGAAACTTAAGTCCGGGGTATTGAACGGGAAGCAATTTCCTTTTAGATACTGGTCTGCTTATAAAGCTATAGGAAAAGAAAATGATGTTAACCATAAAGGAATTCTAATGGATGCCCTGGAGGAGTGCATGGATATTGCAGTTGATAATATGCCAAAGCTAAAAGGTAAAACAATTTCTCTTTCTGATAATTCCGGTTCTGCCTGGGGTTCATGTAACTCTGAATATGGATCTGTTTATGTAGCTGAGATCGCAAACCTATCTTCTTTGATAACAGGTAAGAATTCAGAGGAAGGAGAAATAGGATTATTTGGGGATCGCTTAATTGTTGAGCCGGTTTCTAAAAGAGACGGGCTTCTTTCTCAGCTTAATAAGGTTAATAATATCGAAAAGGAAGAGGGAAGGATTGGAGGAGGCACGGAAAATGGAATTTGGTTATTCTTTGATGATGCTATCAGAAATAAAAAACATTATGATAATATTTTTATCTATTCTGATATGCAAGCTGGCCATGGTGGATTATATGGAATAAGATCGGAAGACTATAAGGATTTTATCCACGGCGGAGGTGGATTTGGAAGACATATTGATGTATTAGCACTCGTTGCAAAATACCGCAAGGATGTAAATTCAAAAGTTAATGTTTTCAGCGTTCAGGTTGCAGGATATAATAACAGTGTACTTCCCGAAAATTTATACAGGGGAGCAATTCTAGCAGGATGGACAGGCAAAGAACCAATTTTTGCTAAAGCTATTATCGATACTTGGGATCAGATAGAATCTAATCAATAAATTTAAAAGGATCTTCGGATCCTTTTTTATTGGATATATAAGGTATGAAAGTTATAGATCACTTTGGGCTTATTGAAAGACTTAACGTTTCCTTTTCTGAATTTAAAGATCCCAGAGACGGAAAGGTGTATCAAACAGTAAAAATAGCCGGGGTAGAATGGTTCAGAGATAATCTCAATTTTGATGACACCGAAGAGTTTGGAAACGTAGCACTTTTGCAAGACATATTTTCTGTTGAAATGCCTTCAGTCAAAGTTCCTGATAGTGATACCTGCGGTAGACTATATTCTTTCTCCGCAGCTCAGGAAGCTTGTCCAGAGGGATGGGAAATACCTAAAAGGGAAGATTTTATAGAATTATACAAAAAGATCGCACAAAAAGATCCTTTTGATTGGAAAGATCCGGAAAGAGCTATGTTCTTTTATACCTTTTATGGAAAAAATTCCATTATGGGGGTGAAAGATTGTGGATATTACGACAATCTTGATTACACGACAAGAGAAGGGGCTAAAGGAGCAAAAAAATTTACAAATAAACCTGGATGGGGGCACATTTTCACAAGCACCTCAGGATCATTGATCAACGGAGGATCTGTTTTTGTTTATAGATCAGATTATAAACACGGGGTTGAAGACGTAAGATATGGATTTTATCCGGTTAGACCGATTAGAAAAAATATATAAGACATGGAAATAAAAAGATTTTACGATTTCTTAAATGAAATGAGAAAAGGATACGGAGAGGATTTTTCCCTAAGAGATGTTAAAAAAGGAGAAATCGTTGCATTTAGAGGCACAAGATACTTTGTCATAGATTCTAACGAGGTTATCTTAGAACTCTCTAAAGACAAAGATGCAAGTCCAGGCGACAGAAAAAATATACTTGCAAATAGAAGTATGTTCAGAGAATATGGAGCCATTCCTGATCAAAATTGATATATAAAACATAAAACTATAACAATGAAGCACCTTAAAACATTCGATTTAATAAACGAAGAATTTGATACTCCAACAGAGCAAGAGATTTATGCAGAGACATGGAATCCCTCGGAGGTTGCAGAAGCAGATTATGATCTGATCTGGACTAATGCAGAGGGTGAAACCGTTTCAGCTTCATTTGCTGCTTCTCCTGGTCCAATCATGAATGATACCGGAGGTAGCGCAACTTCAACATTTGATAGCGTACAAGGAACATCCACTGACGGAAAGGATTACGTGGCAGAGGCAGTTTACGAAGAGACAAAAGAAGAAGGAAAATATGCTATCGTTTCTTTTATTATCCATTCTATTTAATCAATTTAAAATAAAAAATAAAAGGTTGTTTTCGAAAAAACAGCCTTTTTTAGTGGAAACCTTGGAGGGTTATTTGGGTATAATCTTTGGTTTTACGTATCAAAAATGGTTGTTTTTTTATTTAGATACATACTAGCAATATAAGGGTAAATAGTAAATGGCACTGGTAATCTACACTAAACTAAAAGAGCTACAAATACAGGAGAAAGAAATCTACGAATTTGGAAATTGGCTAAGAAGTTTTACTAACGAAACCACATGGGAAGAAGATGATGAGTATATGGGGGATTATGAGGAAGATTCAGAGGCACCCACTAATCAAGACGGTGATACTATGGAATATCCATGGGACGATTTCTATTATGTGATTATTCCGGATAATTTAGACGAGCTAGAAGAGGCTAAAGAGGTTGCAGAAAGTCTTGGTGTATATTCAAGATTTGATGTTTATGACCTAAATAGGGTATTTCTGGTGGTCAAATAAAAACCACCCAAATACTTTAGATATATAAAAAAAAGAACAAAAATGGCTTTACAAATAAACCAGGAGATAGAAACACTCAACAAAGGGATCGTTCCTACCCCATACCTAAGGATAGAGTCTTATAGGATCGATAAGGTTCTGGGATATATGATCGTCCAGGTCGCTTTGTTCTCCAATAAAGCCGATGCTGATACAAACAAATTTGTTTATTCTGAGGATATCACAGATCCGTTAGGCAGAACAGGCCAAACCGGACCTATTGCAGTTTCTATTGGTTACAATGACGAGAACATAAATTATCCAACACTGTTGGAATTTCCTTTGTCAGTAACAGAAGAGGTTTCTGAAGATATCTACGAAACTCAGGAGATCACAAACACCATAACATACAACGATTTTGATGAGAATGGAGATATAGTAGAAAAAACTAGGGAGGAGACAACAACTCAAAGGATTAAAACAGGAACTAGAACAACTACTAAATCTCGAATAGATCTGTCCGTTATAGACGGTGATCCCTATGGATGGGCATATACAAAGACTAAAACAGCTTACGAGCAAATTTTTGGAGTGGGTAATCTAACTGATTGTTAATTTATGAGTGTAGTTTCTATAGGTACTTCTAATATAAATATGGGTAACCAAGGGGGACTTGGAGGAACTTCCCAGCTTTCCAATCTTTGGGGTGGAACATCCAGTGTCAGTCTAAATAACATTTGGACAGCTAAGGTCTATGCTAGAAAAACCGGTCAGTCAAATTTTGGATATTTTTATAATAAAAAATTCAGATGTATTAGATTAACCAGTAATGATTATGCTAAAGGGAACGTTGCATTCAGCTATCCTGTTATAGTTACAGGATCCGGAAGTAGTGTTGGAGATAACTATGCATGGGATTACAGCGTTTATAGCTATGCCACAATAGCAGCAACTGCAACATATCCTTATACCTTCCAATATTGGGTGACTGTATCACCATCATCAGGAACTATCTTAAGTTATAGCTCATCAGTTAACCTTTATAATACTGATTGGACAGGAAACTATATAGTACAAGCTTATTTCGCTTAAACCCTTATATCAGATCCTTTATTAAAAATCTAGGAAGATTTTTTTCATCGATATGGCATACGCCATTAGACTCAAGATCCATAAAAGAAGGATTCCCCCTAAATAAATAATTTATATCTTTAAAATATCTGTTTAAGTGTTGTTGGTTCAGAGTTATCGGAGGTATATTATTGTACCTTTTTGTAAAAAAATCGTAGTTTAAATCTATCACTTCTAAAACCTCCTGATATGTTTTATTCACGTCTGTATAATTATTAGAAGCTATTATAGATGTGTTATTTAGATCTTTAAAATCGAGGGGATTATTAGAATACATTTTATACAATTCGGTAAAGTCGTTGATCTGTCCCTTTGTTAGTTCGTGTTTATAGCACAAATTTAATTTTTTTGGTTCTATGATACTGTTTAGTTTATTAAAATCATTTACAATCAGATCGTTGTCTAAATGAATAAAGGGAAATGAGATTGATGATAAAACTTTAAGCTTAGGATATGACCATAAGTTGTTTCTTTTATATCTTTCCTCTATATTGAATTCTATCCACTCATATTTCATTCCCCTCCCAATAAAATAATCTGAATCGGAATAGATCAAAGGAACTATACTCTGCTCATTCAGTTTTTTTATAGAATGGCTCAAATAAATTTCTGTAACTTCTTTAAGTCTGATTGGTAAATATGTAAATACTATTTCCATCTATATTAAAGACCTTGATTTAATTTTTGTTTTGTCCGATTCTTTTATTTTAACCCTCCACATACCCCTTTGAAGTTCATCATAGGTGTCAATTAATCCATATTCATCGCAAATTCCGGATAGGTCAGATTCTACTAATCTGCAATAATTCCAAATTTTGTTGTAATATTCATTTATAAAAATATTTCTATCCTTACAATAATCGTGAACACATATGTAATCACCTCTTTTAATTAGTGGTGCGTAATTTATAAAATCAGTAATTTTATTACCTCCGTCGCAAAAAACAATTGTTCTTCCGTTTGATTGTATAAATGGAGACATCGTGTTTCTTATTAATTCCTCCGAATTACTATCATGTATTATACTTTGGACATTTTCTTTAAAATTATATGAATAAAAATCTTTGGTTTCCACCGTTATAATTTTACTATACGGACATATATCAGACAAAAAGTGTGTCAATCCCCCGCATGCAGTACCTATTTCTACTATATTATCCGGTCTAACATCATTTAAAAAGTTTGGCAGTAAGGTGCTTACACAGTATGATGTTTGCTCTGTAACTAAATTATTATAAATGCAATGGGACTCTACCATTATATTAATGATTTTTTTATCACAAATTCTTCTTTTAATCCACCATTTATTATCATATCAAGTAAAGAATTTTCTTCCTCTATTTTGTGCATCAATTTATGATGTACCAAATCTGACCATTCTTTGCATAGTTTATAGTTCTCCTGGAAATTGTTAAGAAATTCGCTAACAAATTTGGCAAACATTTTTCCGTTTGCTTTACATTTTTTTGAAGATTCATAAAAAGGATGAGAAGGCACTTGAAGAACCTTTTCTATTATTGCCAAAGGATACTCGTGGGTAGAGATAAAAGGAATTCCTGCTAGAATAAGTCCAATAGTTTTTTCAGAAAGATACTGGGATTTAAAATCCTTGCTACTCCAAGACCAGCTTTCGCATAATATTTGCATTTTTGCTTTTGGTAAAACCCTAAAAAATACATCCATGTATCCCTTATGGTTTTCTATGTAGCTTATGTCGTCAAAGTCTTTATTTCCTATGATCGAATTTATTTTTATGTGCGGAATAATACCTGAGTTATTTAGATAGTCCTCGTTTTGTAATGCATCACTGCGTTGAAGTAATATCCTGCTATCCTTCAATTTGCTTAGCTCATTAATGATCTCAACCCTGTTTATTTTATGGTTTTTTATGCTATACATGAGATCATAATCAAAATTCAATTTATCATATATTTGTTTAAACTCATAATACCATCTAACCGACCAATTTTGATTCCATTGAAAGATGATGTTTGTAAAAGAATAATAGAAATTAGGATATTGAGATTCTATCGCATCATTCAGGAAGATATTATCAGTAACAATGTGATGGCCCTTTAATTTCCTTATGATGGATTCTATTTCTGACCATTTTTCGTCAAAGTAATTTATATCCTTTGTTTGTAGTATTTTTTCTGTTCTGAAATACGTTATTATCCATTTTTGATTAGCTGGACAATCCCTTAGTAAATCTAGAAAAGTATTTAAGACCTGCTGGGTTTCTCCCTCCATATATTTTTTATCGTGAATAATAGTTCCAATCTTAGGGTCGTTGGTTTCGTTAAAAAATGCAGTAAAGTAGTCCAGAAGATGATACCCATCTTCTTCAAATGTGATTTCTTGTTTAAAAATAATCTCAATATCGATATCTCGATATCTACATAAAACACTTCCCCCTCCATTTTCTATCTTATACGATCTACCCTCTGTGTTGTGAGCAATCTTATAAAACAAAGATTTTTGATAAAAATGATGGATGTATATTTTCATCTAGATTATTTTCTTTTCAAAATTATTTAGATCCCCTTTTCTTAATCTGCCAGGGTGATTCAAATTGTAAATATCTTCATAATAAGTGATAGGAATTTTTAGACTTTCTGACAGATACTGTATCTCTTTGTTCCATTTCTTAATTGATTCATATTCTGAATCATAATTAGGTGTTTTTTCCCACATATATGGGTCTATAGATTTAAAGTCTTTTTCCTGCCCCTTATAAATTAAGTAAGCCCAACTTTCTGCGCATGCTATAAGATCTCTTCTTGAGAGAAGGATAACTTCTTCAAATTTTTTAGACAGATCAATAATCCAATCTAATCTGTCCCTTTCTTCCACGTTTTTAGGCTTGTGAAAAATTATTGTTTTGACCACCATCCTTTTAAAATCTAACGGCTCTGGAAGATTTGCTGCTGGATTAAAAACTTCAAATCCATACTGATACTTTTTCTGAACTGATAAAGATCTGCCCAATTCTGTCGACCCAGTTCTAGGTAAAGCTACTATTAAAATACTCATAACAAGGTCTTATTAACTTTAATTTTGGGATAGTCAAAATCTGTTTCAGTCATCCATATATTTAGAGCATATCTAGTTCCTTTGATAACAGGGAGTACCCCGTGGTAAGTGGAAGATCCGTTAAATGATATGCTGTCACCTAATTTTAAATCAAATAGGGATAGACCTTCCAGACTTTCAAAATGAAAGGGAGGATTTTCCATTTCGGATAGAGAAAATTGGCCGCCCTCGAATCCTTCTGACAAGACTATTACGGTTGTCAGCTCACTAGATTTATCTTTATGTAAGTTAAGATATCTCCCATCGTAATATGCTGTTAAACTGATATTAAAATTTTTTGGGACGAATGTGCTGTAATCAAACCATAGCTTAAAATCCCCATTTTTGTATTTGGAGTTTAAACTGTTGAATATTTTTTCTTTAAATGCTGGGTCATAAATTCTTCTACAATCCCAAGATTCTGTTGGCTTGTAAGAAAAAGGCTCTCCGTGCTCAAGACAAAAATTAATGATCTCTTTAGCTTCGTCGGCTGAACAAAAATTATTGTTTATGTTATAATTCATATTAAATATGAACTTTTTATTCTAGTCTGTTCTAGCAGATTATTATCAGAGATAAACCTATACAATTCTTCTGCTATTATTTTATATCCCGATCCGCTTGGATGTTTTCCTGCGGTTGAATCCGTCCAATAATTTCCATCTTCCCAGACATCCTTTCTCTTTAAATTAATTAAGAAATCTGCAAATGTTTTTTCCCTATACCCCCAGTAATTTTTATTTTCTATTAATTCAGTTTTATCTACCTCAGCAACAATATCCTTTCTGATCATAGGGTCAAAAGCATCGCAAAAAACATATCTTATTCCTAGATTTTTAAGTACAAATTGCAGGTACAGAATGTAATTCTGATTGATTATATCGTGATAGGTATCTGTGAATAGATTAGTAATGTAATAGTCCTTAAAATCCTTTTCTATCCTTCCATAATCAGGATTTAGATTGTTTCCCCCATCGAAAATATATTTGTACAAATGCTTTTTGCTTTTGTATCTTTCGCCCCAGATAGAAAAGCTATGATCTCCAGGAAAAAATGGTAGAGAATCTCTTAGAGATGAAGACCACATCACTACAACGAGATCCTCTTGTTTGATAAGATTGTTTTTTAGTTTATAGCAAATGGCATTAAATATTGCATTATTAGAGAAAGCCCCTACCCCGTCATTTTGAAAATCACATCCAAGTAATTCCGATAGTTGCTTAGGCCAGCAATATTTGTGTCTTATGACAGTTCTTTCCTCTGGTATCTCGGTAGTTTTTTCCTCCTCTGAATTTCCGCCTACTCCTTCTGTCCAGCTATCGCCGTAAGCGAATAATTTCATAGGATTATCCCAGATGCTTATTTTTTATAGCAGTAACAACTGCTTGGAATGCTGTTGCCATTTTTGTTTTCAAATCTGCTGAGACTGGAGCAATAATTGCTTTGATGGTCTGAGCCGGTCTTTCGATTCTTTCTTTCTTTGCCATTGTATTTTTTAATTATTTTTTAAAGCTTAGGTGCGGGGGTGTCACCGCACCCAGGACAATAATTGCTATTGCACCAGTGCCCGCAATAGTTCCAAGGACACCAGCAGCTATTGTGCATTACCCCAAAATCTCCATCTCCAAAATCGACCAAGAATAGATCGGATGGCTCAAAATCTAAGGTGTAAATAGTTTTTTGAGCGTGCTCCATTTCCAAACCAGTAATAGCAATCGTAGTTAAAGATGCTGTAGTGGAATCTGTTACTACCAATTTATCTCCGATGTACATTTTATTTACGCTTTCAAATTTTGTTGCAGTCGAATCCTTCTCCTCTATAAAATATGTCGCAGATGGTGAGTCCGTCCAGGATCTTCCGTCTGCTAGGGTTATTCTTATGTAGATTGTATCAACCAGGGAAGAAATCATCCACTGTAAAGCAGTTTGGGTTTGAACTAATGTTTCATTGGCTCTTTCCATTGTGCTGTCCCATCCAAAGGTTTCTATTTTTTCCTCCTCGAATTTTGCTGCGTGATTATCATTAAAATCAACATAATCGATAGAACGAACATAATCTCCTAATTGAATGGTGTCAATATCTGTCAGTGTTCCATCGTAGCTTAGTATCGCGCTGTCGTCGTCAGTGTGATAATCATTTTTAGCGAAGTTCCCTATTTCCTTCGTTATGTACTTGTATCTACTTTTCTGATTTAATTTGTTAGTTCCTGGTAATACCTCATCATCAGCAAACGTAAGCGGAATGATAGTGGATTGTGTATATCCACCCATATTAATAACATCCAAATTCGAGCCGTATATAATGTCTATACTTCTTATTATTGAATATCTTCCTTCCACTAAATTATCCTCGGAGAAAATGAATTCCTGAACTAGATGATTCTGATCCGCTGAATTTTTAAGTTCTTGTAGTTCAGTTGAATTTGATATTCTATATAATGCAGGATAATCCAAAACATTATAATTAGGTCTTCTAGCTTTTATTAATGTGTTAGGATTTGTGGTTCTCTCATACTCTACTGATTCCAAAGAGTCTAAATTTAGATTATCCGAAGCAAAATAAGTTCCGGGTATGTATGAAGATCCCTCCATCAAGGAGAAGAATTCGAATTTATCTGCGCAGTATGTCTCGTCAACTAAAGCTGTAGTATCAAATGCTTGTCTCAGAATGAATTTATAAGGCTGATCCTCTATATAAGGAACTGTCACAGATCCAACAGGTACAGGATATTCCGCGAATGAAATATTATTTTCTAAACATTTTTCCTCCAGAATTTTTTTAAATCTATATTGCTCCATGAGAGGCTTATAAGCATCCCCTTCTGTCCAGATAAAATGGAATTCTGTGATATTGTTATTATTTAATACGTCAAATAATTGAGTATAGTCTAATAAATCTGCACCCTGATTATAAATCGTGGTGTTGGTATTTATTTCTAAAAATTTAACAGAGTCCCCGCTTTGTAGCAAATCGCTGCCAATTATCGTTGCTTTCATGATTTTTTTTATTTATTGTATATACCTTAAATTATAGTGTTGGTATTTTTTCCCGGAGATGGCTTCATATATTCAGAGTCAACCTCCTCCCAATACCCTTTTGTGCATGGATTATAATGTTTAGAGAAGATTTTTTTATTTATTGGACATCCACAATCGCTGCAATACGCTGACCATTTAACACCCTTTAATGCCTCTCTTCTTTGATCACATCCTAGACATACATTAAGTCTTTTTTGTGCTAATTCCTCCTGTTGCTGATTAGGCTTAAACGACGCCTTCCAAGCTTCAAATATTTCTTTGTAATCGATCATATCAGGGTCTTGTTATTCTTTGGAAAGTCATAATAATCATATATTTTGTCATACCTTTTCCTAAAATTATCATCCAGAGCTATTTTACAGTCCATGTGTTTACTCGAATTTACTGGATGTAATCGGAACGGCTTCCCTATCTTGTCAGAAACCCAGTTCTCCAATTTTTCTAGCTCTTCGAAATCAAACCAAATTATATTGGGGTCGTTGTTTGTCCAAAAAGAAATTGGCGTCAGCAATATATCTATCATATTAACCACATATCCCTTTTTGTCCCTCTTAAAATATTCTTCCTCTGATTTTCTGAATTTTGATGTTACTGATATATCTACCCTTTCTTCCAATAGTTCTCTGTCGATCAAGTAATCACAGATGATGTTCCATCTTTGTTTTTTGTTTGTAATATCTTCTCTAGTAAAAAAGAATAGCTCATCAAGGGATAATTTAGAAAATGCATCATAGAATCTAATAAAGCCAAGTCTTTTAAAATCGAATAGAATGTGCTTATAGAAGGAATAAAATCTTTCATGCCTCTGTCTTCTTACTGAAATCACTGGATAACCGTTTCCGAATTTAGATTGCAGCTCTATGATCGATTCATGTCCATGATAGATGTAATCCATCAACTTCAATTTGTCTACTGATTTAAAATCGATACCTGCATTTGATTTCTCCCATTCCCCATTATATGTTTGAGCATCTATCCCGTTAACCAAGCAGGAATAATGGAATGATGTTGATGCGCACCTAGGTAAACTTAAATAGAAAAATTTATTATCTACTAGCATTATAGTAATGTTTTTTTAATCTCCTTAGAAGGCCACACATTTATTGAATATCTAGTTCCTTTCGTTATCTCTTTCACAGAATGTACAATATTTGAATCAAAGATAAAAACACTGCCTTTCTTTTTAGGTACTGAATGTTCAACATCGTTTATTAAATACTGGACCTCTCCGTTTTCGTATTCTTCATTTAATTGAACGATGTAAGTGATTGTTGCACCGTTTGCAATTTCGTGACTATCTGGATGCCAATCTAAAAAATCCCCAATGCCATATCTATTAAATGAATATTTTGGTACTCCTTTATACACTATTCCTTTATAAGGATTCAATTCATTCGAAAGATTTACAATTTTGTCACTTAAATTTTTTATGATCGGTAGGATTAACAGTTCATCGATAAAATATGTCCCCATTCTTTTATTTCCTGTATATTCAACATTTTCTGCCATCACTTTTCCATTAACAACAAGTGATGACTTCATCTGAATTAAATCCGATGACTCCCCTAATTCTATGATTGACAGACATTCTTCGGTCGTTAAAAAATCCTCTATGT